ACTTACTACTCTCATTGCAGTGTTATATTCAACTTGTGCTTTTGAACCTGCAAAATTTTCACTATCAATTAAACGATATACAGCAAAGTTATCATCTAATTTAAATGCTTCATGGTATCCACAAATCATATCTATTTTAGTTAAATCTACAGTTTGTAAAGTGCCTGCATAATCATAATATTTAACTTCTGCTTTATCAAATGAATTACATTCAATAATTGATAAACCAAAACGTTTCATTAATTGTGCACTTACTACTGCTGGATCATCAGTTGTTTTTAATCCTAAAACCCTTAAACAAATTGCATATACATTTGTAGATGTTAACATGAAATTTGCTTGACCATGAGCATCTTTAACAGCCTTTCTCATACCTGTAATTTTTTCAACTACATTTTCTTCAGTTATTTCTTCTACATCAGCAAAATCAGTTCCTTCATTTGCTAAACATGCTAATGCTGAATATCTACGACCTTGTTTTGTTACATTTAAACTATTTGCTAAATATTCTTCTCCTGCATTAAATCCTACTGCAGCTGCTTGAACTCCATAAATTTTACGTGATTTTTGGAAGTTATTATTATATGAAACTTGAATTAATTCATCACTCGCTGCTTCATCATTAAAATCTCTTCCTGGAGTCCCTGGTTCAACTTCATTACCATCATTTAATTTGTGAGCATAATATCCTCCTGCTGGTCCTTCTACGATATCTGTACTGAATGTAACTCCTGGAATTAAAACTTCATCAGTATATAAGTTTGGTTCTATTGCTGATAAATATTTTTCATCAACATATTGATTTCCATATTTTGCCATCTAAATCATCTCCTTTTTCTTTCTAAAATTGGCTTTATTTTTTATAATATGGGTTGTTTGCATATTTCTTATCTAAATATGTTTTTTCTTCACTAACACTTGGGTTAGCTTGATTTTGAGAAAAACCAGTAGTGGTTTTCTTCTCTTCTTTTTGAAACAGATACTGTGGATTATCTTTTAAATATGTTGTTAGATTATCCCCAAATTCTCCTTCCATTTGTGAAACTTCACTTATAACAAATCTTTGGAATTTAGAATCTACACCAGCATTTGCAACTACTGATTTATTTTCTGCCTCTCTCAATTGTGCCTTAAGTGTTTCATTTTCTTTTAATATTTCCTGTTGCTTTTCAGCTTCGGTTTTTTGTGACTCTTTCCACTCATTGAATGCTTTCAATTCCTCTTTAGTTGGCATACCTTTTGTTTTTCTTGCTACCTCATCTTTAAGAGCTTTTGTAAATTCACTTTGTGTAAAAGTCTTTTCCACTTTTTCTTCTGCTGTTTGTGTTTCAGTATTTTCAGTAGTATTTACTTGTTCAGTAGTTTCTACATTTTGAACATTTTCTTGTTCCATATTTTTCTCCCTTCTTTTAAGTCTTTAAGTTGGACTTAACATCATTCTTTATTGTCTTTATGTTGGACATAATAAAAAAACATATTTCTATGTTCTATGGCGCCTTTGTAGGATTTGCACCTACCAAACTATTAAGGCATAATAAAAGCACCTTATTTGGTGCTATTTTCAAAATATTTTTTCATAATTCGATATAATTCTGGATTTTCATTTTTAATTTTATTATCTAGATATTCAGCATATTCTTCTTCACTTGTTAATCCTAATTCTTTCATTTCTTTTTTCATTTCAGCATCTAACTTTTCGTCTGCATCTTCTAATTCACTATCATCTAATGTTATTCCTATAAAAGGTTTCTTTTTTGATTCTTTCATATTTCCATCCCTTTTCTTTGCAATAAATTGTATTAACTATGTGCTTTCTTTCAATATAATTTAAATTCTTATATCGTTGTTTTACATTTTGTTCTAGATTTCTATAATATATTTCTTCCATTGATAACATTTTTTTACTGTATTTTATTTTACCATTTCTTCCTGGCGCTATCAAGTATACATAGTCATTAGTGGTTGCTACTACAGAACCTATTTCCCTATTATTATTAAATGTCATAATATCTCCAAATGATAATGAACTATTATTAGGGTGATTATGTATTGACATAATTGAGTCATCTTGTCTAAATTTCATCAATAGTTCTGTTTTTAATGAGCCTGTTACTCTATTTGCAGTTCCAGTGAATGTTGGCCCAATTTGTTTTCCACTCTTAATATCAACATAAATCAAATGTTCTTTTTCATTTGAAAGTGTATCTATCTTTTTTATGTAATCATCTAAATCTTCGTTAAATGTTATCATTTTAATATTTGCTGTATATTCTCTTGTATAATCTCTTCTTAACTCATTTTGTTCTGTAAAATCATTTACTCTTGATTGCCACCATCTTAATTTATCTCGACTCTTTTTAAAGGCTTCTTTATCTTCACTTGCTTTAAACATTTCAGTTTTTCTTTTCCATCTTCTTACGCCTCGTTCAAGATAGCGTTGTTTTTGAGATAACTTATATTGATTAGTAGCTTCTTCTAATGATATTTTTTTTAAATCATTCCCTCTAGCATCACCAAAATAAGGTTCAAAATAATGAGCACAGTTGATGCCTGCTAATCCTGTAATTGAACCATAATCAGTTACTGATACTAAATCTTCTCGTTTTATAATAGTCCCTTGCCAATCAAAATGTTCAGGTCTACAACGAATATGTTCTGACAAATATAAATACTCACATTCTAATTCATTAGCAACTTCCATATTAATATTGTTTGATAACTGCCTAGATGCTGTTAATATTTCTCTTCTTACAGTACTGGTTATATCATAACGTCTTATCCCTTTGATATTTCCATCTGCATCAACAGTTTTATAATCCAATGTAGAAAGACCACTATTTCCTAACTGATCTATTGCATTTCTTATTGATTCTTGATATGAATGTGTTCCCATACTTGTTTCTAAATACGCCTTTTCTACTATACTTAAATAAGCATTTCTAGTTGCATCTTCTATTTGTTTGGACATTTGTATAAATCGTTGAGAAAGTTCGTTATAGGCTGTGTTAATCATATTTTTGATGGTATAATTTTCTTTCAATATATTAGGGTTAATTTTTAAAACTTCGTCTTCAAATAATCTATTAAGATTATCAATATTGACTGTATCTATACCTATTTGATTCAAGGCTTTTAACACTTGTTCTTTGGTCTTATTAGAATATCTAGCAATATATTCAATTACTTCCTGATTAAATAGTCCCATTTCTTGAAGTTTTTGTATTCTCCAATAATCACTATTAAGAAATTCACTATTAACAGAAAAATGACCCGCTATTTTTATTAACAAGTCATTTTCTATCTGTTCATACATATCTATTAGTGGTTTTATTGCTTTTTCTATTTTATCTTCTAATCTTGGCATAGGTATCACCCTATTCTACAAAATCTAATTCTTCACCATTTGTGATAGTTTGTTTTAGTATTTCTTGATTCATCAACTTAGCAAATTTTAAAGCTTCTTTATCTTTTAATTTATAAACATTTCTATAATATTGAGCTTTGCTTATTAACTTACTATTATATTCAGTTTGTGCTTGCTGTCTTATTTTTTCTGTATCTTCTATAATAGTGTCATCATAAAACACTGATACACTAAACTTTTCTTTTATGTCTATTAATTCAGCAATACCATATATTAATTGAGTGATTGCTCTTGTAATAATATTTTCTTGCTTTTTAATCTTTCTATATACATCACTATTAGAACTCATTACATTGTCTTTATTAACATATGCTTGTCCATCTTTGAATTTATAATAATTATGTCCTAATCCTACCTTAGAAGTATATAAGTTTAGTTGAGCTTGAATTGCCTGCGTTAATTGTTCCGTTCTCAAGTCAAAACTTGATTCTACCAACTTATCGGTGTCTTTACCTGGATAGGCATAAAAGGCAATATCGTTTTCATCAAACGCAGGTATTGTTTCTCCATTTTCACTTATATTAAATTGAATTGAATTTGTTGGCACATATACTCTTTTTCTTCCTAATGCTATTTCATTATCAAAGCTATCATAAGCTCTATCTAGTGCTATTATCGTATCTAAGGCATTTGCATAACAACTTATACCATAAGGGCTATTTATATCTATATTATTTACCTCCGCTGTAAATAACGGAGCAAATTTAGGTATAAACGATTTGGTTTCTATTTTTTCGATTTCTCCTAAATCTTCTTTTACAAAACCATCACTACCATTTTTTTGTAAATATTTTCTATTGTGGATAACGTATCCATCTTCTTTTAATATATGTGTATTAATATAATATTCTATTCCGTTTAGTGTTTTTCTTTTACTCCAAAATAACACATCTTGTACTTCGTTTTTGTCTGATTTTAAAATTACTATATTAGTTGCATTAATATAATTTATTTTTAAAACTCCATTGTCAAGATATGGTACATAAGCACCTGTTCCCAATGCCTTTACTAATTGCATTAATTTATTTGAATTCTCTAAAAAGTTATTTTGTTCTAAACATTCTTTTATTTGTTCTTGTACTTTTTTGTTATCTATTGTTATATCTAACTTTTCATTAAAGAAAAAATCTGACAAATCCCCACAAGATTGACTTGCTATATTCAATGTTTTATATGTCTTTTTGCAGTATTTCTTACCATTATAAACTTTGTAATTGTGTTGTTTAGTTTTTCCACCAAACCATTCTAACCAATTTTTGACTCTTTTCTCCTGTTCTTCGTCTATTATACTTGACTCAT